CCACGCCGCACGGTGCGGTTCAGTTGGAGGCAAAAGATGGGGCGTCCATGCGTCTTAATATTGAAATCCCCGAGCACACCTCGGCAATCGTTCAGTTCCCGTGTCGGGACCACCAGTCGTTTGTCGTGGATGGTCGAAACACCCATGTCCCTTCGGAAACATCCTTCCCGACCGTGAGACTCAGCCCGGGGCGACATGTGCTTGCCTCACGGTGAGGCCACTCCCCCTGCCCTGCATGGGATTGGCAACAACCTTGATCAGATTACGCCGACAATGCCATGAGCCAATCGCAACCCCAGAACTTTTGTACGCCCCTGGGGAGGGTCGTGTCAATTTGTGGGAAGAACCGGCGGTTGTTTTCATGCCGCCGGGACATTTGCTTTTTTCTGTGAGCTATTCCTCCCCCGTCCCGCCCCTCCCGAGCTTCGTCTTCACGCTCGCCGCCACCGGCACCACCTTGTCGATCTCCATGTTTTCCTCCGCTGAATACAGCGTATGGCGGGCAGTGTGGAATTCCTTGGTCGGCTTGAACACTGCTTTTGCGCTCAGGGCAGCCCCGGCGTTGTGGCGGGCGAACAGGGCTTGGAGTTCGCCGATGATCTCTTCGGCCGCGGCTTCCGGGATCAGGTCGCCCTTGATCTTCAACTCGAAGCTCTGCTTGAAGAAGGAGGCTCCCTTCTCGCCAGTCACGCGCAGGATGGCCGCATCGTCGGTCGTGCCCCGGTAAGAGTTTGAGAACCCGACCCGCACAAGCTTGTCACCGGCCTTGGCTTCAAGCGACGAGGCGACTGCCATCTGACCGGAGTAGTGGGCGAAGTAGAACGGCTTGGCGATGGCGATCAGCTCGTCCTTCTCAATCGCGAGACTGCCCTCCAAGGCTTCAAGTTGCTCACTTTTTTCGAGGATGCCCTCAACGAGCATGGCCACCTGTCCGTCTGGATCTGGCAGTTCGGGATACGTCTTGGCAGCTTTTGCCGCTGGTGCCGTTGTTGCGATTCCCGCGAGGTTGAACCGCTTGAGCCCGGTTGCGGGAGCGACCGGGGCGGCTGTTGCTGTCGATGATTTGGTTTTCATACCGCCATGAGCCTCGTTCGCGATGCTCGCGGTAATCCATCGCAGATGGGGGTGCTTGGAGGGTGCGTGCGGATTCCGGTTTCAAATCCAAAACAGCCTGATTATCCTGTCCCATACAAACTTCCCCGCCATGGCCAATCTCACGAAACGCGATCTTGTGATCCAGATCAGCAAGGAAACCGGAATCATTCAGACGGAAGTATTTACCGTCATCCAGCAAACACTCGACGCCATCACTTCCGCACTTGCTTCCGGGCGTGACGTGGAACTGCGGAACTTCGGCGTATTCGAGGTCCGTCTGACAAAGTCCCGCGTCGGTCGCAATCCGAAGAAACCAGAGACGGACGTGACGATACCGGCTCGGGCGACCGTGAAGTTCAAAGCTGGAAAAATCATGCGCCAGCGGGTGCTTCTGCGGACCCAGGAACTCAGCAAAAAGTAGGCTTCAATTTACGAAGCGGTGCTTGATCATCGCTCGGCACTCCTCCGTGTCGCTGCGAAGTTGGATGGGATACGGTGCATTGCCTCGCTTCATCACCACTCCCTCGAAGAAGTCGCAGCGCAGGCGGCGGTTGATCGCTTTCAGGCCAACGTAGAAAGCCAACACGCGGGTTTCCTCGTCACGGACTGATTGCGGCAGGAGCAGGACGTTTTCGGGGAACGATTCCCACTCACCCGTGGACAGTCGCTCGGTTTCGACCAGCCCGGCGAGGAACTCCCGCCGCTCCTCGTAGATCGGCGATCCAGATTCAGGGATCCAGTCCAGGACGACGAGACTGCCCCGCCCGATCTGATGCCTGCGTTCGAGAGCTTCACAATCCGCCCACACGAGGCCGCTGCCTGCGAGCGGACGCAGTTGAACCAGAGCGGATTCAAACTCCCGCTCGATCGTGAGTCGCTGGCCGTGGCGGTTCCACATGGCTCCGGTCGGCGTGTGAACGAGCGCTCGCCATCCGTTGAATTTTGGCTCAGCGAACCAGATCCCGGATTTCTTCGGGGCGAGTTCGAGCTTTCCACCCCGGATCGGACGCGCCGGGAACGTAGGTGGATGCGTCGGGATGGGGTCGGATTTTTCGTTTATCAGGCTTTGGTGGCTCATTTGGCGGGCGGCGGGTAAGGAGATAACCCCAGCGCTCATTCCCTTCGCATGAGGACCGAGAGGCAGCGTTCCTCGGAAATGAGGATCACGGGGATCATGCCCGCGGGGATCGCGGCGATCTGCTTCGCGTTCGGCCAGCCGTGGGCGAGAAGCGCGTTCGCGTCTTTGATTGTGAGGGCGAGCGTGAACGCCGGATACGCCCCGCCCGCCTTGATCGCATCACGCTTCTCCGCGCAGTTGGGCTGGTAATACGAGGCGATTTCAAACCCAACCGAATCCTCCAAGTCGAGGATCACAAACACGGGTGCCTTCGGGCTCGTGCCAAACGAGGCAACGTCCCGGTGATAATTCAGGATGGCGGATTGGCGTGGCGTCATGGCTTGTAGGGAATCGGCGGGTTGCACTTTCTCGCGATGTCTTTGACCAGCACGGGAATGATATGCGGGTTCAACCGGGCGTCATAGACGACGATGAACGGACTCTCTTTCCCCCGCCGCCAAATGGCGCGGAAGTCTTTCGTGTAGCCGACTTGGGCGGCTCCTTCGCAGGGTGATTTCATATTGTTCTCAGGTTGTCGCAATTACTCCAGTCCGAGTCGAAGTCGTCCGCCGCATCCCAAAAGGGAGAGGCGAATCCCTCGCGCTCGAACGACTCGCTCACGATCTGGGTGGCCTCTTCTGCGGATGCAGCTTCCACTTGGACCTTCCCGTAGCTGGGCACATCGGCGGCAACGATCACGGTGAATTTTTTCATGTCAGTCATGGGTTCCGAAACGGCGCTCACCGTGAACGGGGCAGTTGAAAGCGATTTCGCACACGCAGCAGATCTGCTCGGCTTGGGTGCAACATGCCACCCGCGCCAGAGCCACCGTGCGCTGGCAATCCGCCGAGCACGCCACCGCCTGAACCCACCGGCGGGCAAGATGAAGATGCGGAGCATCGTGTTCGATTCCGCAGGCCGGACAGCGGGCGAGGTCGTAATGGGCGGCAATCATGGTCAGTTCAGGTTGACGTCAGCCGTGCGGCCCTCGTGCGCCTTCTTGCCCGCCTGCACTTTGCGGATCTCGGCTAGCAAAGTTTCCTCGCTCAGCCGCCAGTTCGCCGGATCAGGGTCAACCGATGCGGCGTGAATCGCGTTCAGGCAGACGTTCAGGATGTCTCCGCCGGAGAGCCCGCGGGAACTCATGGCCACGTTCCGCAGGTCGGCGCTCACCCGGCCGATGCTGGGCAGATGTGAGCGGAATATCCTCTCCCGCATCGAGGCGTTGGGCAGGGCGAACTCCACATGACGGGCAATCCGGCGAAGGATCGCTTCGTCGTAATTGCCGAACAGGTTCGTCGTCATCACGACAACTCCGCCGAACCGGTCGAGTTCCTGCATGAGCGCGTTGCGGTTTTGGTTGATCGAAGTGGCGCAGCTCTCGCCCATCGCCACTCGGCGGGAAAGCAGGCTGTCGGCTTCATCGAAGAACAGTACCGCTTCGGCCTCCGCAGCCTCCTTGAACGCTTTCGCGATGTGCTTGGCCGTGTCGCCCAGATATTTGCTGATGATCTGGCTGTAATCGACTTGGTAGAGCGGCTTGCCGAGCCTCCACGCGATGCCCAGGGCGGCGCGGGTCTTCCCCGTTCCCGGCGGGCCGTAGAAGTTCAGGATGCAGCGCCCGGCCTGCGGCTGGATCTCGCTCAATTTCCAAACCGCCTCCAACTGCTCGCGCATCTCAATAGAGCGGAGCGCTGCGGCGATGTCCTCGCGCACCGTGCTGTGGAGCACGAGGCGGTCGAGGTCGTGGCGGGGTTCAGGATCAACGAGGATTCCGACCGGCGCGGCCTGCTGCTCTCTGCGGCGCGGGCGCGGCGTGCGGTGGTCCTCACGGTCCTCCATCATTTCATTGTCGTCTGGCATTTTCTTGTCTTTCTGGTTGCTGCGTTGGTGCGCCGCCAACTACGTCACCCGCGTAGTCATTGGCGCAGGAAAATCATTCGTATCGGCTGTGCGGGAACACCTTTTTCATCATCCGCACAAAGGGCTTGGTGCCGTAGTTGCCCCGGATCATCGGGCTGACCGTCTCGTCGTAGAACTGCGTCCACGGAACGGCTTCGGTCTTCCGCCCGGCGCGCTCTCCATACATCCGGATGTAATCCGCATCGCAGATGAACTCGATCTGGTCTTTCTGCGAGCGGCCCCCGTCGCCCATGTCGCCGCCGATTGCGCTGTAGGTCGCCCAGCAGGCGGCGCTGAAGCGTTTGAACTGGTTCTCCGTCAGGCCGCAGAGATCGGCCTTCGGGCTGTCTTGTTGGATTGTTGCTGTCATCCTCCTTGGCCTCTCGCAGTTCCCACACTGAGTCCATCAGTATTTGGCACCATTTTTCGTGGTGCCTCCCACGGCCCGTAGTGTAGGGCTTCGAGCATCAACCTGCGGGCTTCCGAGGGCGAATACCGCGCCACGCTGGCAGTGATTTTCCCGATGGCGTAGTAGGCATGCTTGCGGGCGCACACGATCCGTCCGTTGCTCGGGTCAATGACGGCATCGCCGATTTCGGCCCATGCGTGCCCGTAGCGGATTCCGGCAATCGGCCCCTGTCCTGTCACTTCGCCGTGGACGAGCAGGATTCCCGGGCATCGTGCATTCCCGATCACGAATCTCGCCGCAGCCTCATAGCAATCGCCATTCATGCCGCCGCCCTCATGTCGATTGCGCTTTCCAGATCCGCGAGCGCGGCCCGCACGCACCCGCCGCTCCCGACGGCGATTTCCTGGGCGAGCCGCTTCGGGGCCTTCCACCGGCGGATCAGCCACTGCGCGATTTCATCCGACTCGGGACCGGTGATTTTGAACGCTTGGAAACGCGTTTGAAACCGTTCCGTGAGCAGGTCGAGTTGGAGGTTGCTCGTGCCGATGAGCGCCCGCCCCGGCCGCAGCCGGTCGAGGTAGGAAAGCATCAGGTCTTGGGCCTCGCGGGAACAGCGGTCCAACTCGTTCACGATCCGCACGCTCCACCCGCCACCGAACATGCTGACGTAGGCGAGCCCGTCCATCCACCGGCGCACAGCCTCCACCGTGATCTCGCGCCCGTTGTGATCCTCGATCGCACAGGGTTCGCCGCCGGTCAGCTCGCGGGCCACCATTTCGGCAATCGTCGTCTTGCCAACCCCTGGCGGCCCGTAGAGCAGGATCTTCATCGGGCCGTCCTTGCCGGTGCGGATCCTCCGAGCTTTGGCAACAAGCGCACGCGCAGCGGTCCTGGCGGAACCGATCAGGTCATCCGGCACGACCGGGCGGAATGAGGCAGGCGATTTCATAGCACTCCCGCCTCCCGGAAGCTGAAGCAGGAATTCGTGCCAACGATCAGGTGGTCCAGCAGGTTGATCTGGATGATGCGTCCGGCCTCGGCGAGCCGCTGGGTGATCCGCCGGTCGGCTTCGCTGGGGAGAGCCATGCCGCTTGGGTGGTTGTGGATCACCAGAACGGCATAGGCCCCAATCGCCACCGCCGCCCGGAACACATCGCGGGGATGGACGGTGCATTCATTCAACGTCCCGATCCCGACGAGCGTGTGCCCGACTGGCGAGAGGCGGGTGTTGAGCATAACTGCCACGCACATCTCTCGCTCGGGGTCATACCACGGCATCGCCGTGATCTTCTCCCGCCAGTAGGTCGCGGCGGAGTTCGCATCATCAACCCGCATTGATCCCGGTGTTTCGTTGAGCCGCTGGACCCGGATCTCGAACGTGGATTTTCCGTAGCGCGTCATGGCTGGCCCTCCAGTTTCCGGGCAATGGCGGCGACCGCCTCCGCTCCCTTCTTGTAAACCACGACCGCGATCAGTTCGTCCTCGCGCCACACCGCCCAGAACCGGTTGTATCTGGCGACCCGGATCATGGCAGTTCCTCCTGCGTTGACGGTGCCCGGCGCTCCCAATCCAGGGCGGCAGCTTCCGCTTGCTCGTGGGTGGGGAAGTTCTCCCCAATCCACCGCTCGAATGCCCCGCCCTCATCCCGGCCCCCGCGCACGACTGTCCAGCCCCGCCAAAGGGCGGCGGGGACAACTTCCGGCTGATGGAGCGCGTTCATTTCGCCCACCCCTCTCTGCGGATGCGGGCCTTGAGCGTGTTGATCGGCACGTTGAACTCCGCCGCCGTCTGCTTCACGCTCCGGTCTTTCCGGTAACGGCGTCTGATTGCCTTCCAGTCCGGCCCGAGGATCGCACGGATGGGTGCTGGAATTGGCCGTATTTCCGCACGCCGCTTCACCGCTGGGGTAGCAGTATTGCCCTCGGGGTCATTGAACGTGCGGTAGCGCGACGTGGAGAGCGGGTTGAACCGCTCTGTCGGCTTGTCCTTCTCCAGCCGCGACATCCGCTGCTCGATCCCCTCAAGCGCGGTGCCCGTCATGGCTTTCACCGCCGATCCCACGAGTTTCGGGATGTCCAAGGATCTCCTGCCTCCCCGCACCGTGGCAATTTCGGCGATCTGGGATGTCACGATCTCGCGGATCAATTCCAGCGGGATTTCCGTGACCACGTAGACGACGCCCGTGAGGCTTTCCAGCCCGAGAGCCTGCTTCATCTTTTCTCGGGCCTCGCGGGGCGTTTCCGCCTCGACCCGCTCATCGAACACAATCTCGCTCGACCGGCTCGCAACGATTTTGAAGAGTTTCATGCGACCTCCTTCTCCGCCGACCAGAGGGCGAGTTGATCGGTGGGTTTCTTCATCCAACGAACATTCCCCGAGCGTTCGAGTTCGTAGAGGAACCCGAGGTTCGAGCACCGCATCCCGCGCCACTCCCGCCAGTCACCGAAGAGGTTCGTTTTCGTCGCCCCCATGAGCACGAACCGTCCGTCCACGCTCTGGAGCAAATCCGGATCGTGCAGGTGGTTTACAAGCAGGGCCATCACCCGGCTGTCGCTGATCGGCCCGCCGACTTTCCGTTTCTCCGTTTTCTCGATGTAGGAGAGCGCATCTTTGAACCCGCCCCATGTCCCGTTGTGGAACAGGACGCGGCTGGCTTTGCCTACAAGGGCGGTTTGCGCCGACTTGTTCACCGGGAACGGGTGGCAAAGCTCCGGACTCACCCCTCCCACGCTCGCCCAACGGAAGTGGATCACGATCTCCCCCTTGAGCTTGCGCAGCAGTTGATGCACTTCGATGGGACCAAGGTTTTTGGTCCACCGCACTTCTCCCTTTGCCCGCCATGCCACTCCCGCCCCATGCGGGTTGGCAGCAGCGCAGGCCATCAGGGTGTTCAGGCCCGGCCTCACTTTCGGCGGGCACACGATGATTACACACATACTACGTTTTCCTTTCTGGTTGTTTGGTTGCTTCTGCGCCGCCGACTACGCACATCGCGTAGCCATGAGCGCAAATAATTAGAGATTGGCGTCGGCATACCGTCCGTCGAATTGGCGGCAGAGGCGCAGGGCCTCGCGGCTGTGGTTGGAAAAGTCGTCGTGCAGGCGGCCGAAGAGTCCGAGGGCAACCGGGCGGTTGCTCCCGGTCCACCCGAGGTAATCCCAGAGGAACTTCACCGACTCGACCGCGTTGCGGGTGCGGGCCTGCTGGAGCTTGTTCTTTTTGAACCCCCCGAGGCATTGCACTTCGTGGGCGCGGCGACAGAGCCCGAGCGCGGTTCCCACATGATGCTGGACTTTGGCGAGACTGACCGTGCCGGCGAACGCACGGAACTCAACGAGCCCGTGCGACATGAGCTTTCTAAAATTGACCATCCCGCGCCCGCACGCCACCGCCGCTTGTTCCTTGCGCCGGATATCCGGCGCTACCTGCATCTGCTTGACCAAGGTTGCCACGTCCTCCGCGAACGTGTGGCTGAAGTGGTTCAGGTGACGTCCGGTCCCCGTCTGGCCGTAGATCGCGCGCGCGTGCCACTGGGCGATGTGGGCAAGCTTTCGGGCGAAGTCCGCACGGGCTTGGACGTCTGATGTTCCGATCACGCTGTCCACGCTCACGGTCACATGGCACCCGCATGAATCGTTCACCCGCGCCCCGATCCCGTTCATCCATCCAACGAAGTCGCAGAGCTTCGCCACCCCGTCCTCGCCGTGGAGAATGGGCGACACAAATTCGCAGGCCATCTCCCCGGATTGATACCGGATCGAGCCGTCGCGTTCGGCTTTCCAATAAGCGCGGTTGAAGTTCGGGGCGGCGATGATGGTGGATTCATTGAGGCGAACTCCGCCGGTCACGGGACTGCCCCCGTGGTAGGAACCGACCGTGATTCCGCTCGCGGCGGGAATGGCGGTTTCCAGTTCAATTCCGAAGCGGATCTGCGTGGCTTTGATGTCTTGAGGTCTCATTGTAGTGGTTGCTGATTGCGACCCTTGCCTCGCGCAGACGCCCGCGTTGTGTCCATCGGAAATGAACGCCATATTTAACGCCCATTTATCTGATAATGAACATGTTGGCATGAAAGTTGAATGGGCCGCACGGAGACCCTCAGACAGCGTTTATCAGGCGTAGGAAGCCGTTTGCTGCGACCCCCACAAAGGAGTCGGAGACCGCGGGTGGTATAGGTGGATTCCGAAATCCCGCGTTTTCGTTCTGTCACGCGTTCCGTGCGGAGCCGTAGAATGCCGCCCATGACCACCAATCAAATTCACGGACACGAAATCATGGAGCTCGTCGGCAAATACCCCGAGGGCATTTCGATAGCCACGCTCTCCGACATAGTGGCCCACGAGTTCGGAACGGACACCCGCTTCTTCACGTGTTCGGCGGCAGGGATGACTCTCCAAGAGCTTCTGACCATCCTCGTCGAACGGGACAAATTCCAACTCCGCGACAACCTGGTCTTTCCCGGCGGATCACCGGCCTGCAACCACGACTGATATGCGACATCTCCTGCTCACACTCCTCATGCTTGTTGCCCCGGTTTCGGGCTTCGCCGCTGACACGAAGACGGATTCTGACAAGGCAGGGGCAGTTGCCCTGACCTTCATCAACGGCTACGTCAAAGCGTCCAATGCCAGAAACTGGGATTCAGTGAAGTGGGTGGCCTCCAGCCCTCTCGTCACGGACAACTTCAAGCGCACGCTGAAACAGATGATCGCCGATGGATTCCGGAAAGATCCTGAGCTCGGCCTCGGTGCGGATCCCGTCATTGACGGTCAGGACTGTCCGGAACGCTTTACTCTCAAATCGGTGAAGGCATCTGGCGACACGGCAGACATTGTAGTTGTCGGGCCGAAGGACTTCCCGATGCATATCAAGATGCGGGCAGTGAGAGCGGACGGCAAATGGCTCGTGGATGCTTCGGGCATGATGCTCCGATGAGTCTCACATATCCCAAGCCTCGCGGAACCCGACAAACTTCGGGAACCGGGGCGCATCTTTCGCTCCGCTCGGCTGGTGCTTGAACTTCACGAACTTGCCGATCAAGGACTCCCGTTTGATCCACAGGCTCACGCGGTCGATGCCGCCGAGCACATGGTTGTAGCCGAGCCGGAATTCCACGCCCGTATCGAGCGCACGCACGATGAACCCGCCGAGTTCTCCCCGGCCCACCATGCCCGCCTGCGCCATGCTTCGTTTCGTGCGCCCGAAGGCATCGCGCTCGGCTTCGTTCTGGTTCGTCATTCCCTCGTAAGGTTCAAGCACAACGGCCTCCGCGTCCTCAAACCGCTTGATCTTGAGCAGCCAGCCTTCGCGCTCGGTTGAACGCCCGCATTTATACGGACCTGCCGGATCGCGCACCATCACGCCCTCGTATCCCGCGGCGAGGCATTCTTCCTCGTAGGCGGCGAGTTGGACGGCGTCCTCGATCTCGACCGGCAACACTTTCTCCACATGGTCCCACTCGGGCAGGCGAGCGAGCTCCTGCATCCGGCAGGCATACGGAACGTCGACACCGTCGCTCACGTAATCAAAGACATGGAACACGAAATCCGGCTCGCCGCTTTCCCGGCCGATCGCGCTCGTGGTGGCATTGAACGTGCCGCCACGGAGCATCAGCTCCCCGTCCACTCCATCGGGCAGGTTCGCCTCGATCCACTCGCGGACGAACCGGTTGCTGATCGGCTTGTAGGACCGCGTCAGCGCCCGGCCTTCGATTTTCAGGCAGCGGATTCCGTCCAACTTGGGCGTAGCCAGCACGGGGAACCGCAGGGCCTCGGGTTGCTCGCATTTACCGGCGAGCATCGGCTTGGTGATTTTGCACATAGTCATTCTCCTTTCAGGTGTTTGATGCACTCAGGTCCAAAGCCCGAATCCACAGACTCGGGCACCGTCAATGTCTTGCCGCACCGCCCGCACTTCCCGCAGTGGCAAACCCTCACTTGGTCGGGAAGGTCGTTGCGTAACGACAATCTCCGCAGCAGCCACTCGAACGCCCTGGCGCTCGGGGCCGTGGGCGCGATCCTCGATTTCTTGCCGTGCCGGAAGCGGCTCCCGTCGAACACCGTGCCGAGGAACGAATAGTCGTGTTGGTTGTCGGCCCCGGTCAGAACGGAGACAAAGTGCGGCTTGTCGTCGTCCGGCTTGCGGACCTTGAACGTGAACCGGTTGCCCGTTTCCGCGTTCTCCACAGTGAAGAGCGCGTTTCCGGCCAGTATGAATTGAAGCGTGTCTTTCATGGTGCGTGACTCGCGTAGTTCAGTGGCAAAAAGAAAGGCCGGTGGCGGGTGCCACAGCGGCGATCCTTCCAATGAGCGTGCTGAGGTTGAATTTGCGCAGGCCCCGGTTTTCCACGTCATAGACGGTGATAAGACCGCGTTTCTGCAGGTTGGTCTCGGAAGTGGTAAAGCGCATCGTGCGGGCCTCGCCCGTGGCTTTGGTGAACGTTCCGACGTATTCTCTGCGTTGGTGGATGTTTGCTTTCATCCTCCTTGGCCTCTCGCAAAACCTTCGCGAGTGTCCATCGCAAATGAACACCATTTTTATCGGCCATTTTTCGCGTGTGGCCGAAGTTGGCGCGAAAGTTGAACAGGCCGTTTTGAGGGCTTCCGTGCCCGCTGTTTTCTGATACACAGCCCGTATGGATTACGAGGCGTTCAATGACATGCTCGTCTTGCTCGGGCAGCAGCCGATTCCTGAGCCGAAAGAAGGATCAGAGAAGGAGAAGCTGCAACATATTCTGGATGTTTATACGGATCGCCTGATTGCAGCCAGTCCGGGCAAATACGATTCGATCCCGCGTGACAGTATTCCCGAAGCCATCATCCAAGGCTTGCGAACTAGGATCGCAGAACTCTGATGATCCGCTGATAACTGGCGGGCTATGCTGCCGCGGCGGTTTCGATAGCGGGCTTTGGTGGCCGCGCCACGTATTCGCTCGCGTAGCGTTCCCCGACGGCGCGCAGATAGGCGATGCGCTCGATGGCGGTCATGGCATCAAGCTTGAGGCTGGTCGCTTCCCGCCATTTGCGGGACTCGTCGACGGCATCAAAGGTTTTGGTCTTGGTTTCCATAAATTAACTCCAGTGGGTTAATGATACGCACGGTTTGGTATCCCTGCAATAAGTTCACGGCATTGAAGCCCGCCTCGCGCTGGACGTTGACCAGGTGCCGGAAGTTCCAACTAACAAGAAAATCGATTTTCGCCACCGTGCAGGCGGCGACATGTCGGGCATCATCGGTGTATTTGGGGGTGAGGACCGCTTTTTCGATGTATTGAGCTGCGAGTTGCTCCATCTCGGGCGTGACAGACACAAGTGCGCCGGGATCAAATGTTTCGCGGAAAAGCTCACGAACATTTCCGGGGGCATTTGTGAGTTCATCGAAGGCGATGGTCGAACTTTGAAAACGCCACTGCCCCGCCTCCATCTGCCGCCAAAGCTCGCGGGTGGGTTCCTTCCACTCGTCATCGAAGTAGCCGCCCAAAACTGAGGTATCGAGATACAGTGTGGGTGTCCGCATGTCGGCATTACTACCACAGCACCCAGCTCGAATGCGATCAGGTTTTCGGGCTACCCATTATCCACCAAATCATCGAACAACCCGGGCTGGAACGGCTGGAGGGCGGCATGCTCGGCGGAGAAGAACTGCGCTTTCGTGGCCCCTGATGCCTTGCCTTTGCGGGTGTGGCAGTCGAACGCGTAGTCGGGGATGGGGATGTATTCGGGCGCTTTGCGGAGATCGTCGGCGAGCGCGTCCGCATCCACTCCCTTCAACTGGTCATAGACTAGGTTTTGCAAATGGTCCGGGTCGCGGCTTTTCTTGGCAGCACAGAGGATGATCACCGCTTTGGAAATGAAGATCCGGCCCTTGGCTTTCCGGGCCGGCACGTTGTCGTTCACGATCAGGTAGGAATCGTGGAGTGCCTTGACCTCCGCTGTGATCAGGCCCCAGCAATCTTCCGCGCTCACGGTGAGCAGACGCTTCCACACGTAGTTTCCGAAACCGCTGGCCCAGAGCTCCAACGCCCAGTATCCGGCGAGTTGGGTATCGGCGCGGCGGATCGCTTTCTGCATCGCGCTGCTAACTTCGCTGAATTTGTAATTCCTGATCGTGCGAAGTTCCATATCAGGTGGCCCAAGGCGGAAGAGTGGCTTTTCCATGCCTTCCTCCTCTCGCGGAGAAAACTTTGTGTAAAACGCTGAATGTCACCATTTCACAGCCGTCCCATAGGAAATGCAAAAAAAGGCAGGGGAATGATGGACGGGGAGTTTTGAACCTGCCATGTGGCAGGGTGTGAAAAACAAAAACCATCCCCGCCCATCGCGATCCAATCTCAGCGTTCTTCGCCAACTCTGCAACCTCATTCCTTCCCATCTCGTGCCAAATCTGGCGAGAGAGACCGGCGTTGCCAGTGCTTGCCGAACATTTTCGGCATGGAGTCATGTTGTGGCGATGCTCTACGCGCAGTTGACTCACTCCATCGGGCTCAACGATGTGTGTGATGCGTTGCGCCTGCACAGTGGGCCTCTCTCGGCGATTCGGGGCGCGACGCCACCGAGCCGCAACGGGCTCTCGCACGCGGGCAAGGAGCGCAGTGCGTTGCTGGCGGAGAAGCTTTTCTGGTCCGTGCTCGGGCATCTTCAGACCCTCTCGCCAGGATTTGCCCGTGGACGGCGAGGCCGGGGAGTGGCACACAGGTTCCGCAGGGCGATCCACATTGTGGACTCCACAACTATTGAGCTGGTTGCCAAATGTATGGACTGGGCCAAGCATCGGCGGCGCAAGGCGGCCGCCAAGTGCCACATGCGGCTTGACCTCCAGAGCTTCCTGCCCAGCTTTGCCCTGATTGATACCGCCCGTCACAACGATGCCAAGCGGGCCAGAGAGGTCTGTGCGGGAGTGCAGTCCGGCGAGATTGTTGTCTTTGACAAGGCCTACGTGGACTTCAACCACCTCCACGACCTCTTCCTGCGGGGTGTCTTCTGGGTCACCCGCACCAAGACGAGCCACTGCTTCAAGGTCGTCAAGCGCCGCAAGTCCACCAATCCAAAGATTCTGACCGACGAGGAAGTCGTGCTCTCGCGCAAAGAGGCCTACGAAGGAAAATACCCGCAACGCATGCGGCGAGTGCGCGCTCTGGTCGAGGTGGACGGAGTCGAGCGGGAAATGGAGTTCCTGACTAATAATATGGAGTGGAGCGCGAGTAGTGTCGCCGACCTTTATCGGTGCCGCTGGGATATCGAAGTGTTCTTCAAGCAGATCAAGCAAACTCTCAAGCTCGCCGATTTTCTCGGCCACAGTGCCAACGCAGTCCGGTGGCAAGTCTGGAGCGCCCTGCTTTGCTACCTGCTGCTGCGCTATCAGGCATTCCTTTCGGGCTGGGGAAGCAGCTTTACCCGGCTTTTCACTCTGATTCGATCTGCTCTTTGGCAGCGGTTGGACTTGCTTGCGCTTTTGAAAAGCTGTGGGACAGCAGGCGGGGGCTTTCGAGCTATAGCCACGCCGGAATGCGCATATTTCCCTGCTTTCAGGCGCTAAGCTATGGGACAGCGGCTCTTTCATATGACTAATATCCCCATGAATAACTGAACTTCTTAATGCTGTTTTTCGGACTTTGTAATCCGACCCGCTTCAATGCTTGATTGGAGTGTCGTTTTACGTCCGTGTGGGACAGCACTGTCACCATTTCCTTCATCACTGAAAGGATAACGCGGGGCAGGCGCGGGGCCGTAGCAGTTCCGGGGGTGCTTTGAAGGTGCCGCATTTTCAGGCGTCCAGATGGACCGACTGCCGCCGGTGAACGTCCACGACCACGCGGTCCTGGCTTTTGTATTTCTCGAAACGCATGTGGGCCTTCCACTTTGATTTGAGATATCGCTTCTCGGCGGCGATTCGCTCCTCCGACCGGAACAGGGAATTGCCCCCGAGGTTTTTGTCGCGCTCCTGGGCGAAACAGAACCGGGCCTCGTTCCAGACAAGGCGGTTGATCATCAACTCGGTCAGTGTGGCGTCGATGTCGCACTTGCACTTGAGGAGCTCGTCCCACTTCACGTCTTTCCCGATCACTCCAACTGCCCCGCCCATCCAGTGATGAACGCCGAACGGATCATTGCGCTGGAGCAGACGGGGATCGCTGCGCTGGTGCCAGCCGAATAGCCGCGCCCCGGCCCCGAACGCGCAACGGGCCGTGTTTTCCACCATGGCGGCGGTTTCATCGACCGAGAGCTTCCGGACCTTCAGGGCCACCATGCACATGGCGGCCGAAATATCATCGTCCATCATGACCAGACATTCCTCGGCGAAGTGGGCGACGATCCAATTCCGCACGGCGCTCACCCCGCTGATCGCGTCGGGGATCCCGACTTTCTCAAGCGGGATGTGGGAGTAGCTGGCGATTTCGGATTCCGGCACAACGAGAGTGGCCGCCGGGAAGAGCCGGTGCGTTGTGATCGACCGCTGGCGGCTGCGGCTCATGATAACGACCCGGATCGCAATCGGACGAAGTTCGGGGAAATCCGGAATGGTTGCAGGGCCGGGAGTTGAACCCGGATTTGCGGGGTATGAATCCGCCGTGACACCACTTTCACTACCCTGCGGTTGGAGATCCGGTTGCCGCTTTTTGCGCGAGTTCGATGAGTCTTTTTCCATGGAGGACACGGCCGATGCCGATTTTCTTGGTTTTGCGGGTGATTGAATAATCCACTTCCTTCACGCCGATGAGCTGGAGCGCGAGCATCCAGTCCCTCAAGTCGTGGAACATGAACACGAGGTAGTCATGGTGCTCGAATGCCTGGCATTCCATGCGCGGAATCGTTTCGAGGTCTTCGGCGGGATCTGCCTCGGCGAACAGTTTCGCGATTTCGTCCTCCATGAAACCGGTGAGTTCGATATCGAAACTGGGATCGCTCTCCCGCAATTTATCTACGACCCGCTTGAGATCGTCCTCGTCGAGTTCCGCGAGTTCAGAGAGCCGGTTGTCGGCGAGCAGGTCGGCCAGTTCCGCCGCATCCGACTCATAATCCTGGATGTCCACCGGCACGGTGTCGCAGCCGATGAGCAATGCTGCTTCAAGCCGGCCGTGGCCGCGGACGATCAGCCCGCTCCGTTTGCTCACGGTGATCGGTGATCGCCACCCCTGTTCCTGTATAATCGCTGCAAGAAGCTGGATCTGGTGGGCGCTGTGCCGGTTCGGGTTGACCGGGTTCGGTTTGAGTTTCCGGGGATCAACGAGCTGGTTATGGGCGCAGTGGACTGTCACAGCCTCGCCACCGCTGTCAACCGCTTGACAGTCGGGTGCGTGTCTCGCGTAGGATCGCCGCCATGACGCGGAAGGAATTCCAACGGACAATCCAGCGCTGGCGGGCGAAAAATGGTTTCACCCAGCAGGACGCCGCCGATCACCTCGGGATTTCTATCCGCACGCTCCAGAACTGGGAAATCGCCAGAAACATGCCCAACGGGTATGGGCTCAAGGCTCTGCTGGCGGAATTGAAAAAGCGCTGACGGGGGCCGGCGAAACCCGGCCTGCCCCGGTTTCCACACGCAGGCTTCCGAGTTCGCCGCACAAACGCGGGCGGGGCAGGTTTCACAGGCATGGCGGCACATCGCCATCCACGAGCATCCGCGTAATCTTGAGCATGAACAGGGCCGTTTTCTCGTTCACGGGCGAGATGGATAAAGTTGCCCACCCCTTCCAGAACCTGAATCCCTGCCACGCGTAAACACCCCTGAGCCAGTCACCGTCGCGTTGCAGCACCGACGCAGCACACGGCCCGTTCGCGTCTTGGAGCACCGCCTCGATGGCCGAGTGGAGCCCGAGACGGACCGCCATCCTGCGCGCACTGGCCTCGTCCATGTCCTTGAGCAAGACCGCCCCCTCGGGCAGCGGCAAAAACACCGCATCCGCGTGATTCATGGCCGCCCTCCCAGATCAGGGTTCGCCTGCCGGCGCTTCCGCTCCACGTGCGACGGCAGCCGCCTGTTCCCGCAGAGGTAGGCTTCGATTTCGGCGAGTTTGTAGCGCACGCTCGACCCGAGCTGGACGAACGGCAGCCCCCGCTTCCGGAGGTTTGCCATGTGGCGGACGGATACGTGCAGGTGGTCGGCGAGTTGCTGTTCTGTCAGCCACTCGCCCGGTTTGGTGGATGTGTTTTCACTCATCCCCCTTCCGCCGTGTCAACTTGCGCTCCGGTCGTTACGTAACAACCTTTCTGCAAATTCATCCCAGCAGCGCCCGCCGGATCTCTTCATCATTCTGGTCTTGCGCTTCCTCAAATTCCAGAAATCACCGTTCCCGGCGACTGCCCGAAATGAGCGAAACGGAATTTCTCCCCCAAGTAGGCTTACGGGATGCCCTCGGATAGACTTGGGGAGACAAATAGAATTTCCATCAGACCAACAACGCCCTGCGAGTTGCAAAACGAGTTCGTTGTGCGCATGTCAAGAACGCCGTTTTCTGCGGTCAAAGGCCACTTCCCGGACAAGCGATTTGCCGAACTTGTGGGCGGTTGACTCCATCCCGCGTGGATGGAACCGATTCCACCCGAGGTAGCGCGCAAACTTCTCAACCGTGATTTCTCCAACCTGATCCAGCGGGTTCAGGGAGGCGGGAAGCTCACGCGTTCCGAGCGCAATATGCTCCAGGCGATGGCGGCCGGGTCGGTGGCAAGCGGGATCACGCTGGCGGCGAACTACAACGAACTGGCCGAGGCGCTCGGGGTGACGCGTCAGGCGATCCATTCCTGGCGGAAACTCGAAGGCGCACCGGAGGCGAATGCCAACGGCACGCACGAAGTGGCTGTCTGGCGGGAGTTCGTCAAACAGCGCGGGCTCAAAAACGAAGAGGACGTGTCGGATGTGGAGTCGTCGCTCAAAGCCCGGAAGCTGCTGGCCGAGGTGATGGAGCGCGAGTTCCGGCTCCAGGTGAAGCAGGGCGAATACGTGCTCCTCGATGACGTGAAGACCCGGTGGGCCTACCACGTCGGGCAGGCTGTGGCGCTCCTGCGCAAGCGGCTTGAACAGGAAATCCCGCCGATCCTCTCCGGCCTCGATGCGATTGCGATCCGCAAAGAACTTTCCATCGCCGTGGATGAATTCGCGGCAATCCTCCATGACGGCGAACAAGCTGGATAAAATCTGGAGGAATGTCTGGCGGCCGCCGGACCGCCGTCCCCCGTGGGCATGGGCGGAGGAACACATTGCCTCGATCCCGTATTCACCGGTGCCAGGCAGGTTCCGCTCGGACCACTCACCATGGCTGCGCGAGCCGCTGGAGGCATTGGTAGATCCAAGCGTCCGCATCGTTTCGATCATCGCCGCCATCCAGTGCGGAAAGACGAGCGTGGGCGAGGTCGGCATCTCCTACATTATCGCAAATCTTCCCGGTCCCGCGCTCTGGCTTGACCAGACCGACGAGGACGCCCGAGACCAAAGCGAATCCCGCCTCCAGAAGCTGTTCGATGAATGCGCCCCGGTGCGTGCGCTCTACCCCCGCGATCGGCACAAAAAGAAAACCGCCGCGATCCAGTTTTCTAACGGCATGACGCTCTGGATTCTTGGGGCACACAACAAGACGAACCTTCAGCGACGGTCGATCCGATATCTCATCGCCGATGAATGCTGGCGGTACCCGCCCGGCCACATGGCCGAAGCCGAAGCGCGAGTCACCGCATTCGGTTGGCTCGGCAAATGCCTGTTCATGAGCCAGGCCGGGGAGGAAGGCGACGATACCTCCCGAAAATTCGAGACGACCGACCAGCGGGAATGGACGTTCGCCTGCCCGAAATGCGGCACCCGCCAGCCATTCAAGTGGGAGAACGTCGAATGGAGCAAATCCGCCCGCCGGGACGACTACGAATGGGATTACGGCGAAGTGCGCCAGACCGCCTCGCTGCGCTGCGATGGCTGCAACCACTACTTCGAGGATACGGACAGGGTCCGGCGGGAGCTGAATGCGACCGGCAAATTCGTCCCGCAGAACCTGCACGCATCTCCCGAGAACGCCGGATTCCATTGGAATTCCCTATGCGCGATGAGCTGGGGACGGCTCGCCGAGCTTTACCTGCGGGCGAAAGCGGTTTCCCGGCAGGGTGATTTTTCTCTCCTCCAACAATTTTACCAGAAGCGGCTCGCGATCCCGTGGCGAGAAACCAGCGAGGACTACAAACTGGAAATCGAACGCACCGGATACCGGAAGGGCGAGCTATGGGACGAAGAGGCGGCATTCGACAAAACCGGGCGCATCATTCCCGGCCCGTATGACCCGGCCGCGATATCGGCTCCCCTGCGCGTGCTCACCGTGGACGTGCAGATGGATCACCTGTTCGCCGTGGTTCGTGCCTGGAGCGCGAACGGTTCCTCCCGGCTTATCTGGAACGAGAGAATCCTCACGTTCGAGGACATCCGCACCTTGCAGGAACGGTTTACGGTCCACCCGAACCTCGTGTTCCTTGATGCCGGCCACGCCGCCTACGAAGTCTATCGGCAATGCTCGGAATACGGCTGGACGGCCCTCATTGGCGACCGCCGCCCAACATTCGTTCACCGGGGCCGGGATGGAAAATCCGTCCACCGGTTTTACTCGCCCCGCCGCAAGGTGGTCCTCGGCCACAACAAAAGCTGCTCGGTCTTCTACTGGTCGAATCTCAACTGCAAAGACATCCTCGCCCGGCTCCGGCGGAACCAACGCCCGGAGAAAGGCGCGACATGGGAAGTGCCCGACGACATCGACGACGACTACCTCGCCCAGATGGAAAGTGAACACCGGGTCAAGGACGGAGGTAAGTGGCTCTGGAAACAGATCGGTTCTCGCCCGAACCATCTCTGGGACTGCGAAGCAATGCAGGTCGTGGCCGTCGTCATGCTCAAGCTGGTCGGACGGGAGTTTTCCGCCGCAGATCCCGTTACAGAAGATCAAGGGAGTCAGCCGGAATGACACCCTTTCGGTTGACGGCGCGTCGGGTTCATGGACCCGATCAAACGACTCCTGGAAATCGCCACCCACGAGGTGGGCACACACGAAGAAGGCGGCAACAACCGCGGACCCCGCATCGTCGAATACCAATCCGCCACATGGCTCAAACCCGCCCCATGGCCGTGGTGCGCCGCCTTCATCTGCTGGATCCTGCGCGAATGGCTGAAGTCGCCGGAGGTTTTGGCGAAATTGTCGTTACGTAACAACAAGGAGATCGAAAACTGGCGGCCAAAGACGGCTGGCGCTTTCGACTTCGAGCGGTGGGCGAAGGAAAAGGGACTTGCCGTCCTGAACAAGAAATCGCTCGCGAAGGCCGGGGATCTCGTCGTTTTTGACTTCTCCCACATCGGGTTGGTCGTGAAGGACCAGATTTCACGGGAATCGATCGAATGTATCGAGGGCAACACGAACAGCGCTGGCTTGCGCGACAGCAACGCGGGTGATGGCGTGTGGCGCAAGCGTCGGTCGGCCAGTCTGGTTCGCTCATTGATCAGGCTCCTCCGTTGACACCCGCCGTCCGGCATGGCTGCCATCGACTATTCCATCGGGTTCACCCGTGCCGAGGTGGAGAAAATCTTCGCGATCCACAAGGCGGAACTGGAGAAAACGCTCGCCTCATGGACGGATTCCGGGTCGGCGGTGACCAAGCGCCGGTTGGACGAAATCCATGTCGTGATCGCGGCCTGCCAGGATGCGCTGCGCAAACTTGCCCCTGACGACTACGGATGCGGGCGGCGTGTCGTCCAATCCACCGTTGACTTTATCCCGCGATGAAGCTGATCCCAAAACTCGCCCGGTTCGTTGTCCCGGCCGCATTCCTGCCGAAAGCCTGGGCGTCTCCCTACGATGCGGCGAACTGGTCGCCCGCCCGCGGACGCGTGCCCGGCTCCGCTCCCCGCGATGCCAAGCTCGACCTTTCGCCTGGAGTCAGGACGGAACTCGTGCGGCGATCCCGCTATCTCCACCGCAATTCCGGGTTCGTGCGCGAGATGGTCTCCAACATGGCGATCTATTCCACGGGCGACGGCATACGTCCCCAGGCGCAATCGACGGATCCCGACTGGAATCGGCGAGCTGAGGAAATCTTCCGCCGGTGGTCGGCGCAGTGCGAAGTGACAAATCGGTTTTCCTTCGAGGAATGCCAGTCACTCGTCTGCCGGGGAATGGATGTGGACGGCGAGTTCTTCGTCTTGAAAACCCGCGACCGCAGCGGATTCGCGAAGATCCAGCTCATCGAAACACACCGGATCGGAGACGATTCCGAAGAAACATGCGATGGAGTCGGGCTCGCATCGGACGGCTCGCCGTCATTCTACCGCCTGATTGAAGATGCCGGTCCCCGCGACATCCCGGCGGCTTCGATGCTCCACGTTTTTGAGCCCGAGTCAGTGAGTGCGGTGCGCAATGCACCGACGATCCAGCATTCGATCAATCACATGCTCGATGAAATGGAGCTCCTCGCGCTTGAAAAACATGCGGTGAAGGACAACGCAGACGTGGCACGGGTCCTCAAAACGGCGCGTGGGGAAGTCGAGGACACCGGAGACTTTTCCATCGGCGCACAAGCCAATCAACCTCAGGCGAGCGACGCCGCCCAGCTCCAGAAAATCATAGGCGGGAAATTGGTCGCTCTCAAACCCGACGAATCCTTGGACAGCTTCCAGTCGAACCGCCCATCGCCCACGTTTACCGGGTTCCTTCAGCACCTGCGCAGGGACTCTGCGCTCGGCGTGTTGCCATACGAATTCGCTGCCGACTCCAGCAGCATTGGAGGGGCCGGAGTGAGACTGGTCGTGGCCAAAGCGGACAGACGGTTCTCGTATCGTCAGTTGATCCTCATCAATCGGCTGATCGAGCCGGTATGGGCGTATGTGATCGGCGATGCCATTGCGAGGGGCGAACTAGCTCCTCAACCACAATGGTGGAAAATTTCCTCAACCACTCCCAGGCGTGTGACCGTGGATGCTGGACGCGAGGCCCAGCAGAACCGGGCAGATGTGGAAATGGGGCTCAAAACGATTTCGCAAAGCTATGGCGAATTGGGTCTCGATTTTGAAGAGGAGATGCGAGTGCGTGCCCGCAACGCGAGGTTCCTGGTGGAACTTGCAGCCGAATACCAGATCCCGCTTGAGATGCTGTGGCGGCCAAGCGGCGGAACATCGGCAACTCCTGCCGTTGGAGAAATCCAAGACCCGCCGGCACTTTCGGGAATGAGGCAGCCGGGTTAAGGAGCTGCGTCGATGGACGTTACTTCGCCTGAGTGGCAGACAATCCGCAGGGTCATCGGGATGCAACACACGCTGCAATCTTCCACCGTCTCGTAGTTGCCCTGCGTGGTATCCACCTCGACTGTGAATTTCTCCCAGCAGTGCGGGCACTGAACCTCTGAAGGAATAAGGCAATCCATAACCTGAACGTAGCACCTCGTTGACATCGCGCAACGGGAGTGAACCTCACACTCCTTCAAAAACAGCCATGGTTGATCGCGCCCGAAGCTCTCGGGGCGATGGTCGCCGCCACGAAATCGTTCTTCGACAACTCACCGGCCCTTCCTGACCGCCCGATCTCGCCCTGCCTTTCCGTGGAAGACGGCGTGGGAGTTGTCGCCATAACCGGCCCGATGCTCCGCAACCCGGACATTTTTGACCGGATCATCTTGGGCGCATGCGACACCGGGGAACTCATCAATGCGGTGGCCGAGGCGGCTGCCCGTCCCGACATCGAGGCGATCTTCCTCGACATCGATTCCCCTGGCGGATCGGTCAACGGCACACCGGAACTTGCCCAGGCAGTTGCTGACGCCTCCAAGACAAAATACGTCTATGCGTTCAGTGCCGGCCAGATGTGTTCGGCCGCGTACTGGGTCGCGAGCCAGGCGGATGCGATCTATGCCACCCCGAGCGCACGGATCGGATCCATCGGTGTGATCCTCCCGGTCGTGGATTCCTCGGCCGCGTTTGAGCAGGCGGGACTGAAGGTGGAAGTCTTTGCGGCGGGCAAATTCAAAAGCGCTGGCACTCCCGGCACGAGCCTTACCGACGACCAGCGGGCTTGGCTCCAATCGGAGGTCGAGGAAACCGCCGGGGATTTTCATGCCGCCGTGCTTGCCCGCGGTCGCAAGATCCCGGACGAGGCGATGGAAGGGCAGACGTTTTCGGCCCGCCGCGCCATGCGCTTCAACCTGGCAGGAATGGTGGCGGGCCGGGCGGAAGCGCTGTCCCGGTTGCGCAAACTTCATGTTCGTTCGGTTGACACGGGTTCCGGTGCAATGAGCGCACCATCGATCGAAAACGAACTCGCCCAAGCCCGTGAGCAAATCACCCGCTTGGAAGCTGACGCTGCGGCCCGGGATTCACTCCTGAGCGAAGCCAACACCAAATTCACCGAGGCCACCGCCAGCGCGACCGGCCTGCAAGCCCGCCTGGAGGTTCTCGAATCCGAGCGCCAGATCGAGGCGGAATCTCTCGCCCAACTTCGTGCAGACCTTGATGCCGCCCACACCACAAATGCTTCGCTCACCAGCGACAAGGACGTGCTCGCCGGCCAGCTCAGGGATCTTGAGGCACGTAATGCCGCGCTCGAACTCAGTTTCAACGAAGCAGGGGTCCGCAGTGCCGCTCTCGACGCCAGTCTGAAGGAAATCAAAGCCCGCAACGCCGCCCTGGAAGCCGCTGAGCAGGATCTTGAAAAGCGGGCCTCGCTCCGCGCCGCCCAGATCATCGCCGAAACCGGCACTTCGGCTCCGGCCAATGTGACCCCCAAAGGCGAGCAGCAGACGGCCAGCCTTCTGGAGCAGTTCCGGGCGATCACCGACCCAGGCGCGCAGACCGCCTTCTGGCAGAACCTCAATGACAAGCAGAAGGCCCTCATCCTCTCACAATCCAACAAGTAACATCCCATGGCCAACACACTCACCAACCTCAAAGACGTCAAAGTCGCGCAGTCGGCCATCAAGCCGTTCATGGCGACGCTCCTGCCCATCCGGGCGTTTTCCAGCAACCTCTCGCCCGAGCCCGCCGACAAGCTCGACACGATCCGCGTCCCGATCGTGGGCGCGCCCAGCCCGGCCAGCGACTTCGGCGGAAGTTACACGGCCAACGTGGATTCCTCGATCGACGTGGCTCCTGTGCAATTGAACCGGCACAAATACAAAACGGTCCACGTCACCGCCCGCGAGGCTTCCGAGACCGCCCTCAACGTGTTGGAAACTCTCGTTGGCAGCGCGGTCAAGCAGCTTGCCCAGGATGTCCTCCAGGACATCTTCACGGAGATCACCGCCGCCAACTACGGGGATCCCGCAATCGCGGCCCTGGCCTCGACCGCCTTCGACTACAAGAAGGTGCTCGGCGTGCGGGAATCCTGCGCAAATGCGAGGATGCCGAGCACGGACCGCGCGCTCGTCCTGGATGCCGCCTACTTCAGCAACCTGCTCGGCGACGATATCGTGGCCAAGAGCTTCATGACGCCGGTCGCGCTTCCGGGCGTTGTCGATGGCGTCATCCGCCGCTTGGCCGGGTTCGACGTGTATGAAACCACGATCCTGCCCAACACCGAGAAGCTGGTCGGGTTCGCCGGGCACCCGAGCTGCCTCGCGGTGGCCATGCGCTACCTCGAACCGGTGGCCCAATACGACGAGGCGGGTGCTGTGACCGACCCCCTCACCGGGCTCACCTTCGGCTACCTGCGCTACACCGAGACCAGCTCCAACCGGATCTTTGTCACCGTCGAATGCCTCTACGGCTTCAAGGTGGCGATCCCAAGCGGCCTCAAGCGTATCGTCAAACCCTGATTGGTTGGTTCGGTTGCAAGCCCCCGCATCAGCAATGGTGCGGGGGTTTTGTGTTTAGCGATTGCCGTGAAAATCTCCGCCATCGCCTTGACCGAAGCTCGGGATTGATGGATGTTACCGGCATGAGCGCCACCGTGAAAAAGACACCTGCGACCACGGGAACCAAATTCGCCGCAGAAGCCCGTAAGCAGTGCAACAAGATTTCCGATGAATCCCGGATGGAACTTACCGCTGCGGCCATGCGACTGATCTACCACAACCAGACAGGAGCGGAGAAAGCTGTTGCGCATCGCCGTTGATGCCAACGTCCTGATGGACGAGGAGAATGGGGATGCGGATGTTCTTGATGCGTTGTCAGTGATCCGGAAGCGAATTGCCCGGGTCCAGTTTTTCGCCACGGAAACTGTTACTCAGGAACTCGCCTGGCTGTCGGCAAATGGTGCCACCAGCTTGCGCCGAACGCTCGCCACAGGGGCACTCATGCAGCTTTTGGCCCGTGGATATACTCCTCTTGCCATGTCTGCGGTGGAACGAGGGATAGCCGGTGAAATTGGATTGAAATTGAGGATGAAAAACATCATCCCGCACGAGGAAGAGAACGATGCCACTTTGTTGGCCGAGGCGGCATTGAAGGGATGCGAGATTCTTCTGACCAGCGACCAACATCTTCTTGAGGCCAATAAAGATGCCGAAAAGTTTTGGAAAGTCCTCAAGGATTCCGACGTGCAGGCGCACCAGATCATCATTGCCCGCCCCCGTGAAATCGTTCGTTCCTTTTCCTTGAGCCGGTAGAACCGTTGACACGCCCGGCGGGGCATGTCCATCCACGATGAAATGGCCGCTGATGTGGCCGGGATTTTTTCCGAGTTCGGCAAAGAAGTCGCAATCGCCGGGCGTATTCTGCCGGCCCTGATTTCCGAACCGCAGGAAACAGTTGAACTCGGAGCGGGCGGATTTACCGCCTCCGGAAATTTCACGGTAAAGTTGTTACGTAACGACATTCCGGCGATTCCGCCGATCGGGGAGACGCTCACATACGCCGGGGAAACCTTCCGAGTCGTGCGGGTGTCGAACCGTCCGCCACATCCTCTCGTCACCCTCACCGTGGAGCCGGTCGAATGAATGCCGACATCGAAAAGGGATTCGTGGCGGTGATCCAGGCTGCGATGCCGAGCGTTCACGTGCGCGAGGCCACGAGTTCGAAACCTCACCCCTCGGACGCCCAGATGGTGATCGTCCAGTGCTCCGAATGCGAGCATGTGGCGGGACCGCTTTACCGGGCGACTGTGAAAGTGCATCTCGGCACACCGGCTTTCGACATGGGCGAGGCCCAGCACCGGGAGGCGGCGGGGATGCTGGCGCTTTCGCTTCTCGATCCAACCGAGGGGAAAGTCGTGTTTGATGCCGGTGCCGGCAGCGTTTCACTCCACGGGTTCCATGTCCGATCTCAGAGCGAAGATATCCTCGAGAATACTTGGCGTTCGAGCATCGAACTGGTCGCCGGCATCCGTCTCGGTTGACACGTCCTCCGGTGCATGGCCGCCGATACCACCGACCCGAAAGCCCAACCAGAACTTCGCCGCTCCGCTTACGATTTCTGCGAGCAGGCGCTCGCCCGGTTTGAGGCATCGCCCAAAGAAACCCGCCCGAAGGGATTTTCTGTTGCCCGCTCGCAGACGATCTCCGGTGACACGGTTCAACGCTCCTACATCATCCAGTTCGATCTGAAACTGACCGGCTGCGAACTCCCCTGACATGGCCTTTGCGACGATCAACCTCTTTGGCGTGACCGACCCGGCTGCCGGATACCTTCAGGAATCCTCGCAGGAAAAGAGCGTCGAGGTCGCGACCTGCAAGGACGCCACGGGAGTCACCAAGTTGGCCGTGCCCAAAGGCGTTGTCACCACCACGGTCACGCTCAAAGGCAAGGGCACGTATGCGCCATCGGTTTCAAGGAACACGGGCATCGGAGCCACTGCCGTCATCACCTCCGCGAAGGCGTCCGAGAGCAACGACGACTTCCCCGACTACGAGATCACTTACCAGAAGTTTGCATCCACCTGATTTTTATGGCTTCACCCACTGACATCGGCATCACACTCGTCACCGAGGCCACCGCTCAATCGGCGGAGGTTTCGAGCAAAGGCGACGTCAAAATCCTCGCCGACCGGAGCGGCAACTATTCGAACGCCGCCGTCCAGGATCCCACGTTTGAATTCAGCGTGCGCGGCAAGGGCGCTGCGTGCCCGGTGGCGCTCAAGGCGGCGACTGCCCCGACGGGCGTGAGCGGCAAGGTCATCGTGACCACCGTGAAGGAATCCACCAAGAACGACGACTGGGAGGAATGGGAGTATTCCGGCCAAGGCTACCCGTCGGCCACCTGATCCGTTTTCAACAACCAACCGATCCCATCATGACAAACGGCCAATCATTCCACTGGATTGCGGAGGAGGCGAAAGCCCAGCAGACGCCCGAGGGCAAACTGCGCTTCGCCAACAACCCGCTCACGAGTCCCAACACCCAGCTCATCGCCGCCGCGCTGACGAGCGGGTTCAAGCTGGTCGAACCTGGCGGGTTCCGCGACACGGTCGAGCAAACCGAGAACGGCCCGCTGCGCCGGGTCGAGTGGTTCATCGATGGCGGCTCGCGAGGGATCTTCAAATCCCCCGATGAGGAAATCGAATTCCCCGAGTTCCGCCGCCGGTTCGAGAGCGAGGAATGGTGCCTGGCCAATCCGGACCACCCGATTTCATTTCTTCGCTGGGCATTCCGCGCCCATAGCCAGCTCCGCGACCGGATCCGCACGCTCAAGCCTGCCGCCCTCGTGCGCCGGGGCAACCGGCAAGTCACGCTACCGGCCGATCTTCCCGAAGACAAACGCCAGAAACTTCTCTCCTACCTCAAATGAACGACGCCACCGATTTCCTCCGTCCAGCCGCCGAACCCGCCGGACTCAAGCTCCGTCCGCTTTCCAGCGGTTCGTATGCGATCCTCCACCGCACCGGAAACGCATTTGTCGTGCCTCCGGGCAATACGGCTCCGGATCACCTCACGGCCGCGCTCGAATACGCCTACATTCACGGTGCTCCACTGGAAGTGGTTCTGCGGGCAGCATATTCGGCTTCGGATGTCTTCCACGCCGAGGTATTCCGCTTTTCCCAGGCGATCCCGGTTGCCGACATCCCGGCGATCATTCGAGAGGTCGAGGCTGGGCTCACTGCTGCCGCCTCGCAGTCCGTGGACGTGATCCCGCGCCCTGGCACGGAAGACAAGGACGCGCCCCCAAACTCCTAGCGCCAGCGTGGATCGCCTCGCGCGTATTCACGCTGGCCGAAAAGACCGGCTGGCCGGAAGCCTTCATTTTGTGGGAACTCCCGCTCTGGCGGGCACTCGCCTACCAGCATTGCGCGCTCTGGCAATCCGGTGCATGGACGGTCGCTCCGTCGGCTCCGGTCGAGGAGCAGATCACTCAGTTGACCGCGCTCCAGATCGAAGACGATGAGCCTTGAACTCGATAAGACAAAGTTTGATGCAGCCCTGAAGGAATTCCGGCGCAATGGCAAACGTGCGGCTGAGGTGGTCCTGCGGGAACAGGCACGGGGCGTGCTGCGGAAAATCATCGACTGGACACCGCCCGGCGGCAAAAACGCAACGGGGCAAGGGGCTAAGAAGCGGGGCGAGGCTAAAGTCGAGCGCGATATCCTCAAACTCATGCAGCCCTACGTCCCGCCCAAGGCTCCCGCAAACATTCTTCGGGCGGCAGGCATGTTCGTGGAGGATGCATCAAACGCATCTCCCGCCGCCATCCACAAAGCCAACCGCTCACCAACCGGGCGGGTGAACCGGAAACTCAATCCGCGAATCAAAATCAAGGCGTCCGACTTGAAACGCTACATCGCTTCAAAAAAGAAGATGGTTGGATTCCTGGCATCGGGGTGGAAAGCGGCTGCCACAAAACTAGGCGTGCCGGTCCCGGCATGGGTCTCGAGGCATTCCGCTCCCGGTGAGGGCAAGATCAAATCAAATGCCGTAGCGATTGAGGTTGTCGCCACCAACAAGGTCAAGGGCTCGCCCGCACTCGACATCGAGCGGCGGGTTCAAAGCGCCATCGATTCCCAGGCGGCGGCTATGGTGAGGAGGTTGGAAAGCTTTGCCGTGCGCGAGGCGGCGAGGAAGGCGGGATTTAGAGCCTGATTGACACGCCCCCTGCGGCGTGGCCGACATCACAGCCAGATTTCGTCTCGATATTTCCGGCATTGATGCCGCGCTTGCTCGTGTAGCTGCGGCGACAATTTCTGTTCAGGGAGCATTTGCCGCGGCGAACGCGGCCCTTGCACCATTCGCGAGCGCTTTCTCCGCAATCAAAGAATCCCTCGACCTGGGCGGGCAGCTCACGGACATGAGCGCCCAGACCGGGATCGCGGTGGGCGATCTTGTCGTGTTGCGCCAAGCATTCGCCAACGCGGGCATGGATGCCGAGCAAGTCGGTCCGGCGATCAACCGGCTCCAGAAGGCTCTCGGCGGGATCAACGAGGACGGTGAGCCGACGAACAAGGCTCTTTCTGCCCTCGGGATCTCGATGGCGGAACTCCAGTCGCTCAACCCGGCCGAACAATTTGCGCGGGTATCGGCTGCGCTTGCGGCGATTCCTGACACGACCGAGCGGGCGGCAACTGCCATGGGGATCTTCGGGCGCAAGGGGGCCGCGTTGCAGGCGATTTTCCTTGATGGCTCGGCAATGGACGTCGCCCGTCAGCAGGTTGGCGGGCTTGCGGACACGATGCAGGAGAACGCGTCAAAATTTGATTCCATATCGGACGCACTCGGGGCCGCGAATCTGAAAGGCCAGCAGCTTGCAGCCGGGTTCACTGCGGCCATCGCCCCAGCGCTGGAGGAAATCGGCAATGCCCTCAACGCGACCGATCTCACCAACCTTGGCGAATCCCTGGGTGAAATCGCAGCGGCAGCCATCCGGTTCGGCCAGGTGCTTTCGGGCATGATCCCACAAATTGTCGGGGTAGTGGCCGCCATGGCCCTCTACCGCGCAGGTTTCGACACGAAGGTGGTGAGTGCCATGAGCAACATCGGCCCGGCGGCGACTCGTGCGTTCGCTCAGGTCCGCGTGGCCCTTGCCACGATGAACTTTTCGAGCGTGGGCGCGGCAGCACGCACCGCATTTTCCGGGATCGGCATGGCGGCACGCGGGGCAGCACTGGCCATCAAGGGTGCCCTCATCTCGACCGGGATCGGCATCCTGATCGCGGGGATCGCGGCAGCCATCGAGGTGGTTATCGGAAAAATCCAGCAGGCGAAGGAAGCGACCCGTGCGGCGGGGGCGGCGAGCAGCGACACGCTCAAGGCCGTGACCTCCATCGCGGCGGAAATGAAAACCGTGTCGAGCGAGGCTGACAAAGTCGATGTGGGCAAGCGCATCGACCAGGACATCGAAGCCGCCAAGGAATCGCTCGCCGGGCTCGCCGACCAGTTCGAGAATCTCACGCCCGAGCAGCGCAACGACATTGCGGGAGAATACCGACAGCGCATCGCCCTCTTGGAGCAGATGAAGGCGAGCATGGCCGGAATCACCCCCGAGGTCATGGCCCAGCGGCAGGCCGAGAAGGATCGTGCGGCGGCACTGGAAGAAAGCCGGAGAAAAGCGGCATCGCTCAGCGGCGAGCTGGGCAAAAACAAGGAGGCCCTCGACAAGAAGATTGCGGATGCCGCGTTCAGCGACCTCTCCGCAGCCGACCAGAAATCGACGACGCTTGCGGGCGTCGGGCATTCCACCACCTCAGAGGTGGACCAACAGATCGCGCTCCTGGCCGCCAAGCGGGAATCATCCGCGCTCACCAACGATGAAGTGGTCCGCATGCAATCGCTCATGGATGCTCGCGAAAAGCTCATCGGGATCGAGCGGGAGCTTGCACGTGAAAAGGAACAGGCGGCCAAGAAAGCCGAGGAGGACGCGAAAAAGGAAGCAGAGGCAGCGGCGAAGCGTGCCGAGTTCACCCGCGACGTGAACCGCGAAATCGCCCGTGCCCAGGCTGAGGCTTCCGGCGACAAGGAAACCGTCAAGCGGCTCGACCACGAGGCGCAGATTGCCCAGGAGACCAAACAGGGGATCTCGGCGGGACTGGATCCAAATGAAGCCGCACGGCTGGCGCGGGAGAAGGTTGGCGCACTCGACACGGCCGCAGCCGCCCAAAAAGACGAGGAAAACCGAAAGACGCTCACCGCGCTCGATCTGGAAACCCGGCTTGCCGAGGCGAAGGCGGCCGGGAACAAAGAAGAGGCCGCCCGAATCGAATGGCTGCAAAAATACAACTCCGAGCTCGCCCGGCTGCGGGACGTGATGCCGGAAGCCGACGCGCAGGCGGCAGCCGCCAGGTTGGCCAACGCACAGTCTGCCGGTGATCCCCAAGCCGCACAGGAACGGTCCGGCGCACTCTATTCCTCCTCGATGGCCAAGATTGGTGCCGGCGGGAATTTCGTCTCTGGCGGATCGGATCCGATCCTGACCGAGAACCGTCGGCAGACATCAATCCTAGAGCGGATTGCGCGATCCGTCTCGCGCCAAGGCAGCCAGAGCACGGAGCTCAACTACACGCTCGCTTGACACGGTTCCTTCGTTACCGATGGCAGCCGTTCTCACAAAATCCGAATCTTCGACCGATTCCAAGGGGCGCGCCATCACCACGGAAACGTGGGAGGCGTTTGACGGGCCTCCTTCGGCACCGTCCGGCGCATCCAACATCAAGCGCACTCACACGGACGGAAAGCACACTCTCGTTTATGACAATACTGTCACCGACTCCAACTCGGGCGAGGAATACAGCGTCGAGGGCAGCATGTCGCAGGAGCCGATCGAGACGCACGAGAAGTTCAAAAGCATCAGCGCGGCGGACTGGAAGAAATGGAACCTCTGGAAAAACAACCCGAACGACGAGAGTCTCAACGGGTGGAAGCCCGGCGAACAAAGTGGCCCGATTGCGACCTTGGCGGCACTCTACGACAAAGGGGTGACGGATTATCTGGTTCCCCGCGCGGTCGTGAGGATCACCAGGAGCGAGGGATCATCTCCCAGACTCTCCAAGCTCGGCAAAATTGATGCTCCCTCCGGCGCTCCCACGCTCCCGAGCGGGGCGAACTGGATGCTCACGGGCGCGAGCGGAGCGAAGCAGGAAGGCGGAAAGTGGAGCAACACTTACGAATACATGTCCAGCGGGCCGGCCGGATGGAATTCGGAAATTTACTCATGACGATCCCGACTTTTAAAAAAGGCGACAAGCTCTGGGCGGCGGACCTCCAAACCCTCGCGGATGCCGTGCGGGCGAACCGCGTGCTCCCCGGCGCGGGCATCAGGATCACCGGTGGCCCGAACGGAACGACGGTGGCAGCCAACATCCCGCGCGGGGCAAAGTCGGGGACGATGACTCTGCATCAAGTCGATTTCGAGGACCTCATTCCCGACCCGTTCAAGATCATGCAGGAGGTGATGGACGAAATCCTCAACGCGTTCTACGAGGCACTGCCAACGGCGGAAGCAATCGCCGGGGTGATCGAGAACCAGCTCCTGAACATGGACGACTACATGCCCACGGCCGAGGCGGTTGCGGCCATCATCCAATCACGGATCGAATCGTATCTCATCGGTGGCGGCGGCGCTGAACTCTCGTTTGAGACTCTGTTCGACAGCTTCGCCAACTCGGCTCCGGGCGCTGAGGAAATCGCCTCAATGCTGATGCCGTATTTCCAGCCTGCGCTCGATGTCATGGAGGGGATCGACGCGCTGGTGCAGGAAAAGTATGAAGCCTACGCGAACGTGGGGACGCTCATCACCGCACACTTCGCCGGGGCAAACGCCGGAGAGGGAGAGGCCAAACCGAGCCCCCCGAGCCCCGGCGACTACCTGTATTGCGAAGAGTTCGGGATCCTTTACACCGTGTTCCCGGTTGGCTACGAGTCCGGCATCCCGACGGCGAACCTGGTTTGGAGGGTTCATTTCCAAGTGGGCTCAGCACCGCAAGGAGGCGGGGAGGACACCCGCGTCTGGTGGTGCGCCCTGACGACGTTCCCCGCGCCAGACATCGGGGCAATCTGCCGGATGCTGGGCAGGATCGGCGAAGACCTCATCAAGAAGTCGGTCGACCTCATTGCTGGCCCGGTGGCGGGACTCACCAAAACATTCGCCCGCTTCATCAAAAACGCTCTTTCGAAGCTCGATGAAATCCCGGATGCCGTCGGGCGGGCGGTGAAGGCTGCGCTTGATCTGATCTGGGAAGCGATCAACGCCCTCGCTGCCAGCATCCCCGGCCTCATCGCCAATGCTCTTCAAACCGTGTGGGACGAGATCAACAGAATGTGGAATAGCCTCACCTACGCGCTGGATAATGTTTCCCTCCTCTGGCAGGAAATCACAAAAGTTTACGAGTCGATCACCTCGCTCCAGGAAAAGATCACGGAAATCCTGGCGGACATCGCGCTGCTAAAAAACCCGACGAACTCGATCACGTATGTCGGGCACGACGGGCAGATGTATACGGCCCCGTCCGTGGCGCTGGGCACCTGCATTGGCGTCACCAAGCAAATGGACATCGACTGGATCGGGATCGATGGCAACGGCCATGCGATGAAAGTTCTGATGTGGGACGGCACGTATATGCCGGAGGCCGTGAACTCAGAAACCCTGGAGTTGGTAAACTCGGAAGGCGACATCTACGAGGTCAACACGGTTGGCACTCCGATCAAGGGCAGCTCGATAAAGATCGACGTGAACTACCTCGATAATAACGGCGAACCCCAAAAGATTGAGGCATTCGCCATCCAGAGCACAGGCGAAACCGGGCTCATCAAAAAGGAGGACATCGAAATCTGCGTGGACGGATCGGCGCAAACGAAGACGTTCCTCGTCCAGGACGCACCGGGGTAAGCATGGCAAAAAAGCTTCTCCAGCCATCAGATGGGGGCAACTGCGGCGGCTGCGTCGCCTGCCTGGACGCCCCATGCGACCTCACGCTTGTCCATGTGGACATGAACCGGTGCGAGGACGACATCTTCGGTATCTACATCGTGCGTTCCAATGGCTCCGAGCGCTTCATCCGGCAAATCGATCTCGTATCCACACCAGCCGGGTGCTGCGGCTCTGATTACGAAACCGGCGAGGAATGCCCGGAAACCCGCATCGAAGTGCCGATCACGATCGAGGAGGCGGATCTCGACGCCTGCTGCAAGTTCACTATCGCTCTCCGCCTCGAAGGCACGAACTGCTGCAACACCTACACGCAATTTTCCATCAACGGCCCCGGCGGCGAGGTTTTCAGTCAAAGCTTCGGGCAGGAGGGGCTCACACAGAGTTTCGACATCCGCGACCTTTGCAACCCAGCCCCATGATCCGCTTCACACTCGATCAACTGCGGGAAAAGGCGGCAATTCGCCCAGCAGGATATATGGAGGACGTGCTCGCGGCAGCCTCGGTGGAAGGCGACTCCGTCACGCTCGACCAGGCGGCTTACCAGATCCTCGCCGGCAAGTATCGTGGAACAAGCGCTGCGCCTCGCCCCCAGGAACCAACAGCCGCCGAACTGGCCGCCAATTTCAGTTCCGCACTCGCCCGGTGGTCGGCGGCGGGTTTTCCGGTGGTATCCCGCGAAATCTACGATGACCGTGCGGCCATCTGCGCCCCGTGCGAGTTCTGGGACGGAGCGGCCCGCCTCGGGCTTGGCAAATGCACGCATAAAAAATGCGGCTGCACAAAAATGAAGCGCTGGCTTGCCACGGAAAAATGCCCGCTTGGCAAGTGGGGCGATTGACACGGGCTCCCCGTGCATGAGGCTTTTCCTCGACCTCGATACCAGATCCTTCATCGAATCCGCGCAGTTCCAGCGGGCGGTTTCCTCGCTCGTGCTCAAGCGCCGCGACCACCTGCCCGTGGATGTGCAATTTCTCCGCAGCGGGGTGGTTGTCGAACTCGCCACCGGAGCCACCGGAAAGCTCGGGCTCAAGGCGGACAAGGATTTCAACGGCTCGTTTGCTGCCTCCGACCTTGAATGGACGAAAATCGGCACAGGCGACGCTACGACCTACCGGTTCGACCTCAGCCTGAACACCGTTCAGATCAATGCCCTGTTTGCCGGCGTGCCAACGCCATCATCGGTCGCGCTCATGCTCGAAATCGAATGGGCCGAGGCCGACCTGCGCACCAGCTCCAATACGCTCGCGGTCACGCTCGAAAACGACATTGTGCGCGGTGATGAAGGCGTAGCCGAAGAAGGCGGGCCGGTTTACCCGCTCCCCGCCGCAATCGAACTGATCGCCAGGAAAGGCCAAAACAGCGGCTATGCGGGCTTGGATGCCTCCGGGAAAGTGCCGGTCGCACAATTGCCGCAGACGGGGCCCGTCTTGCATGAAACTCCAAACCGATTCACTGCCAACCACTCGGGATGGAAGGTTGGCGACATCATCCGGCAAGCGGGAGATTCGTCCGCGGCAGCACTTCGGCTCGAAGTCACAGGCGCTGTTCCTGGAAGTGTGCAGGAGGTCGTCGAAATCACGGCTTCTGCTGTCCCGGAGGGAGATATAAGCGGCTTTCAGCTTTACTCCAATTTTGGATCCAGCGACCAGGTGACCACGCCCGGCCCGCTTACCGCCGGCGAGCATGCAACAGCAATTTATTCCGCGCTGGTGAACTTTGGATCATGCAGCACTCCGCACGGCGATAATGCCGACGCATTGACCCTCACGTTCAATTCCCCAGGGACTACGGGGGCTTCGCTTTCAGGTGGGTTTGCGAATCTGAATGTTGTCACCCCGGGAGTGGATCAATTGGAGTTCGGTTTCTACGGGGATTTCTACGACCAGAGCGGGAATTACTACTCAGCCTATACCGGAGTTTACGGTCCGATGCCTGCCGAAGGATTCGCACAGGAAATTGCCAATTCTCTCACGAACAACATCCCGTTCCTTAATGTCGCAGTGAATGGAACGGTTGTCACAGCCAACTACAATTTCTCGGGCCAAGTCCCATCGCAGCCCAATTTCTACGATCCGATCGGAAACGGCCAGCTCTGGCAGGCGTCATTCACCGACGGGGTTACGGGTGTGCCGCCGGGCACCTTCCTTGTCAGCGACGCCTCTGCGCTGGGAAACGCCGGGGGATACAAAGGGATCGGCGACACCGTCGACTTCCTCTCGGGATACGGCGCGCCCTCCAACAGTGTCGGATCCCTTGGCAACGGCTACGTCAATCTGAACAACGGCGACTTCTACCACCGCTCCGACACCGGCTGGTTCTTTGTCCTCAACATCAAGGGACCTCAGGGCTCGCAGGGTGCCACTGGTGCGACCGGCCCTGCGGGTGCCACTGGTGCTTCTAGCGCCAAACTTCCTCGACTGGGGATGCACAGGGCTTTTCATCTGCCCCCTCAAAGCCTCGCGCTCTCTTTCACTCCAATCAGAGGTTGCTTCGATGGCTCGTTCCTCTGGGCAACATCCGGCACGAGCCTGGCGAAGATTGACGTTCGCTCGTTTGTTCCCTCTGTGGTTGGGACATATTCGGTAGCGGTGGGGACCGCCTGCCAAGACGTCTGCTTCGACGGGTCCAATATCTGGATGACGAATGGTAGCACCACCATTTTCAAGATCAACGGCAGCACGGGGGCGAGTATCGGTTCCTACACCGTGGGTGGGGCGACGGGCGGCCTGTGCTTCGATGGGGCGAATCTCTGGGTTAGCCATTATGGGGCCTCGCCCCTGAGCCTGTCTAAAATCAACATCGCTACGGGTGCCGTTCTGGCGACCTACAACGTGCCTGACGCCAAATATATTTCCAGGTTTGCGACGGATGGTACCGACCTGTTCGTGCCTTGCGACTGGCTGAGTGCGGCTCCAGGCATTTGCCGGGTGAGAATCAGCGACGGAGTTCGCGTGGCGACTCACTCGATGCCAAACAACTACAACCTCAGCTCCAATGTATTTGACGGCTCCTTTTTGTGGCAAGCGGGTGGTGGTGGTTCGACAAACACCGTTTACAAAGTCAATCCAAGCACCGGAGCTTACATGGGAGGTTTGCCGGAGAACTCGCTCACCTGGCCATATGTCGTGGCTTTTACAGAAACCCGCCTGTTCCTTGCCAATAACAATACGGTCAAGAGCTTCGACAAGATCACCCTGGCATTGCAGAACACGTATACGCTGCCCGGTTCCGTCTCATGGCTTCTATCCGATGGGCTCTACATCTGGGCGGGGCAGCCCTCAGCCTTGGCAAAGATCGACACTGTCTTCCCGTAATCACCATGAAATTCTCCATCACCCCATCCCCAACCGGCACCCACGTCGCCAAGAACGGGCGGCGCGTAAACATTGTCACTGCCGAAAACGGCAAGGACTACGAATCCGAAGCGGCCTTTCTCACTGCCATGGGAATCCAGCCGCTCGCGCTTTTCGTCGCCAAGCAAACCGCCATTGCCGAACTCCAACAGGCCCATGAGAAATCTCTCCGCGACGGAATTACTCCAGATGGGGCGGCATTTGTCCTGCCGGCGGAAATCGAGTGGCAGAACAAATTCACGGGAATGGTGACGCTCCTGCAAACGGCGCTCCTGGCCGCATCAAACAAAGCAGGCAGGGACGCCATTCTTGCGGCCCCATCAGTCATTCCCGACAAAACGGGCGCGATCCACCCTATCACGAATCAGGATCTCCTGGCCCTACTGAGCTCCTACGGGCTGAAAATCCAGACGAAGGAAGTCGTCCTCGCAACCAAACAAGCTGAAATCGCAGCAGCGGCAACGCTTGCTGACCTGGCACCGAAATAATGGAAAACGACCCACTCCACGAGCTTGCCGGTCGCTGCGACTTGTGCCGGGAATCCGTCCGCGACCGACTGGCCGCCTTCGACCGCCGCCTCCTCGCGCTCGAAATCATCGTCCGCGGCGAGGACGGCCGCAACGGGATGAAGGCTCAGCTCACGGGGCTCTGTGAGCGTTTTGACGCCTTCGAGAAGAAAGCCATCCGGTGGATTGCGGTCGGCACCAGTCTGCCGGGCATCGTGGTCGGGGTAGTCGCCGTGCTAAAATTCCTGGGACGGATTTGAGGGGTGCAGATTCGGCTAGAAAAGCCAGTAGTGATGTCGGCGCTAAAATCGCACACGCTTTTCTACCATTCCTACTCCCTGTTGAGGATACATGCGAGTGAACGGTTCCAGAGATGGGACATATACCGTTGTGGTTACGTTCGTCATGTTGCAGAATAGGTGATGAATTGACTCGAAGGTTGATCCATGCGGATTATGCCCGCTTGCACTTCGAGTGAGACGGCAGTTGCCGTCAATATCTGGCCCCTCGAGCATTTCGAGGAAGAGTATTGCTGAGGAGTGCAGGAACGCTCTCATCGCATCCCTTCGTTGGATCTCCCGCTGCGGGGTTATTTGACCCTCTAGAAAGCGATCCCATGCGAGGTCAGCTACATCATTGTAGGGACGGACGTCCGAAATCGCGAATCCATGCTGAATGGTCAGAGCGCTGATGCGGTCGTCAATAGGCTGAAGAACATCATCTTCAACCCAAAATCGAAACCTGATGCTTCGAAAATTGCCGCCGTCTTCAAACTGCGGAGGAATCTGTGCGATGTCACAATCGCCCGCAGACGCATTTCGATCCTCTCCATACCTCGAAAACCAAAAAGCGGAAATGGATGGAAACTCGGCTAAAAGCGGGCGAATAATTTTGCCAACGACATTTTCTGCGAAATGTTCGTTCGCAATCGCTGGCAGGACAAAAATGCGAGTCTGGCGAGGCGTCATATCCGCAAATTAGCGCCATCCTACCTGCGGGGAAGCTTGTAATCGCGATGGGATTAAGTTTATCAGCCGGTTTTCCCGCGTTTCCGGTGACCGATGTAGGGGAGTGGTTGACATGCCGACTCCGGCATGAACGCCATCAAAATCCTCACTCTCGTCGGCAAAGTTGCCGGAGTCATCGCCGGTCTCAATGTCATCCCGTTCGTCCCGCCCCAATACGGGCTCTTCATCTTCGCCGGGGCCTCGATCCTCAAGGACGTGGTGAATCGGGTGGGTGATCTCGTGGACGACGGCAAGCAGAACGATTCGTTCAAGGCCTGATCCCCATGTGGACGGCAATCCTCGCCCTCCTTCAATCCGTGCCGGTCGTAGCCCGGATCGTGGAAAAGCTCACGCCAACCCGGCGCGAGCGGCTGATCGACAAAATCCGCACCGACAAACAGCATGAACGTGAGCAGATCGATACTTGGGTTGATCGCGGCGGCAGCCCTCAATAGTTGTTGCGTAACAACTTCGAGCGTTCCTCCGCTCCCCGACGGCAATGTGCGCCGCCTCCTTCAATCCTACCCGCAGGAAGCCGAGAAAGCCCGCGTTGCCGCACCCGCTTTCACCCGCGACGCATTGAAGACGATCTCCGGGTTGGAGGAGCAGGTCTTGGTTCTCGGCGTGCTGCCCGAGCCGTGAATCTCACTCCTTGATAAAACGCATCGTCTCCTGCTTCACGGCGGCGATCAATTTTTCTGCGCGCACGTCTGCCAAGTGGCTGTTGACCACGAACAGGGCATGCACCACGCCGGGGATCCAGAAACAGAGCGTGAGCATCAAATTCAGAATCGCCTGAAACGGCTTCCCGCAAAGCAGCACCGCAACCGGAGGCAACACGATGGCGAGCAAGTAGCGCATGGGAGTATTCTGGATCCCGGCCGATTTGGGTTCAATCGCGATTTTTCAATTTGCCGACCTTTGAATGCTTCCCCTTTTTCGCTGGAAGGGCGTTCTTAACTCGCCCCGGCTTATCCATTTTCCGTCTGGATACCGGCTCGCTCGAAAGAACCTCAATCGAACCACCCTCCTCCGTATAACGCACTTCCCGGCCATCGAAGGTTTTGACGGTAAACCAGCGTTCCTGCGGATGGACTTCAATGCGCTCAATAATCGCCCGGGCGTTTTCCTTCAGCTTGGAAGCATCCCTCCAATCAACATGGTCCAGATCCATGCTGGGGGCAGAGCTATCGACCTTCATCTCCGCAATCCGGCTCTCCAATTCTTTTTTCTCGGATTCAAGCAGGCGCAGTTTTTCATGAGCCCCGGCGGAAAAGCCCTCCGCAATAAAATCAACCAGCCGCGGGATCTTCGCCTCGATCTCGTCTTTCCGCTTGAGGGCGTCCTCCAATTCCTGATTCTGCTTTTTGGCCGAGGGCGGGCATGTCGTGATGGCTTCACAGGCACCAATCAATGCTTCCAGAAACCGACCGTAGTGCCATGTGATGCGCGGAGCTGCTCCAACCGTGGCGGCGGCATCCACCAGATAAGAGTAACCCCGCGCTTCATCCGAAACGAGACGCATCATTTTCCGTCCGGTCATCACGTTGTAAAGCAAGCCCGCTATCGGGTTTCCCTGTCCCCGGCCCCGATACGATGACCGGGTGCGGCGAATCCGCTGGACCGTGGAATACAAATCCATCGGGACCACGGCGGGGTAGTATCCCGGAACGGGGTCGCAGAGAACCCGCTTGCCGTCCACCGTGCGCCCCAACTGAAACTCCCCAATCACGGCGCGGGAATCCAAGATGTTCTTGATACCCGTCGGATACCACCGGATCCCTTTGCCCATTCTGGGAACATTCTCCCGTTGCAAAATCTGGGCGATCTGAAGCCCTCCCTTCCCCTGTGCCGACATCTGGAAGATTCGCTTTACGATTTTCGCCTTCTCCGGAATCACCTCAAACTTTTTCCGGTCGGCACTGAGCTTCAACCATCCGGGGCACAAGGCCGTGATCTTCTCAGTCCCGGCCCGGCCACGTTTTGCATCCCATGCCTGAGTGCTCCGCATCGACTTGATCCGGCTTTCCTCGTTCGCCCGGCTCAGGATCGTCAGGCTGATGATCAGGTCCGTGAAATTTCCGTCATTGATCCGCTTCTTGTCGTAGACCCGTTCATCAGCCAAAGTCACCACCACGATCCCGGCATTGATGATCCCGAGGAACATCTGCAGCGCATACGTGATGTCGGTTCGGGACAATCGGTCCAGGCTTTCCACGATCAGGTAGGAACCGGGTTCGATAGCCCCGGATTCCACCCGGCTCAGGAACGCCTTCAGCGCCCCCTTGTCCGCATTCTTGCTCCGGAACGCCGAGACCCCGAGGTCGCGGTAGTTCTCCACCAGCGGGATCCCGTTCTTCTGGCACCAGTTTTTCGCCAGCGTAGTTTGACGGCGCAGGGAGTCTCCGTGTATTTGGTCAGCAGTGGAAAACCTCAAATACGAATAGGCCTTATGCATGAGCTATTTATGCCGCTGATGGATTGTGTGGTAAAGTATAAAGTAGGGAGCAGCCTTTGGTGCCAAAAGCAAGTGGGAGCAGGTCATCGGGGACGTTCGCCAGAAAAATCTCGCTCTCTGAGGTGGCGTAGAGTATGTTCCGACCATG